AAAGTTAAAGAAATTGCAAATTTAGATATGACTAGGCTTATATATATTGATGGTGTTTATTGGAGAATAAATAAAATAATAGATTTTATGCCTCATCAAAATAAAACAACAAAAGTAGAACTAATAGAGTGGGTAGAATTAGGAGAACATTCTGCTACAAACCCTGACATTAATTATAGTGATGGTAGTTGGGAGGTTTCAAGTGGTGAAGGCTTAGATGAAAACAATCAAGGATTTTAAATATGACAGTTAGACAAAACGAAATATCAAATACAGGTGTACCTAATAGAAGTGGATTAGAGGTTTATATGACAGTAACTATAAGTGGAGAAGATTTTTTAGTTCCAATAGTAGCTACAGATAAATATGGTAACGCTCATAAAGTATTAAGAAGAAATTTAGACAACAAAGTAAATGGCTAACGAAAATTATCCTATAATAGTTGGCGGTCTAAAAAAGGTTGGAAACTACTTTATTAAAGAATTAAAATATGAGTTAAAAGAACAGGAGCATATAGCTACAGGAAAACTTTTTAATTCTTTTTATTCTGATATTTATGAGCAGTTTGGTAATCTTTATTTAGATGTAACTTCTGATTTAGATTATTTGTGGATAGTAAATGATGGTGCGTCAATGGGTGTTGATGTAGATGAAGCAACTATAAAAAATTGGGCAGCAGCAAAAGGAATTAAATTTAACAATCCTAAAGAAGAAGCAAGATTTGCAGAATCTGTTGTAAGACAATTAGCATCACAATATTTAACTAAGGGTGGAGAAATGGTTGCCCCTAGAAGATATAATTTTATAGGCTATGCTTTTGCAAGAGCAGAAAGTTCAGGAATAATAGAACAAATAGAAGAAGATATTTATAATACAGTAGAAAGAGAAATAGGATTAGGTTTATCAGGTAAAGTAATACAATTAACAATAAGTTAGATATGGCATTAAACAAAAAAGTAGCAATAGAAGTAGAAATCAAAAACATTAAAAAAGTTGCTGATTTAAAAAAAGAGTTAAAAGGTTTACGAAAAGAACAAATAGAAGCCGAAAAGTATTCTAAAACAGGAATGTTTACTTCTAAAAAACAAGAAAAACAATATTTAGAAAATGCTAGGGCAATAAAAAAGAAATCTACAGAATTAAGAAATTTAAACAAAAACCTAAGAGACTCCACTACTAATACCACTAAGTCTACTAAGGCTACTAATGGTATGGCTAAACAAATAATTAAAGGAGCTGCTGCTATTGGTGTTATTGTAACTGCTTTTAGAACTATAAATAGAGCTGTATCTTCTGTTGTAACCACTTTTACTGAGTTTGAGTTTGTAATGGCTAAAGTAAATGCTATTTCAGGAGCAACAGAGCAGGAGTTTGCAGCATTAACATCTTCGGCAGAAGAATTAGGTAGAACAACTTTCTTTACTGCAGAACAAGTAGGACAATTACAATTAAATTTTTCTAAGCTAGGTTTTAGTGCAGAAGAAATAATGCAAGCACAAAAAGCTACTCTTGATTTGGCAACAGCAACAGGTAGTGATTTGGCTAGAAGTGCAACTGTAGCAGCTTCTGCTGTAAGAGGTTTTGGTTTAGATGCTAGCGAAACACAAAGAGTTGTAGATGTTATGGCAGTATCTTTTTCTACTTCTGCTCTTGATATAGAGAAGTTTCAAACATCTATGACTAAGGTTGCTCCTATTGCTAAAGCTGCAGGGTTTTCTATAGAGGACACTACAACAATAATGGCAAAATTATCTGATGCAGGTATTGAGGCTTCTATTGCAGGTACATCTTTAAGAAATATATTACTTAAAATGCAAGACCCTTCTTCTGACTTGTCTAAGTCTTTTGGAGGAACAATACATTCATTAGACGAGCTTATTCCTGCTATGAGACAATTTAGTTTAGAAGGTGGTGATATGGCATCTGTAATGGAAGTTGTTGATTTAAGACAAGCGGCAGCTTTTGAGTTAATGTTAGCCAATGTAGATATATTAACCGACTATAGAAATAGCTTAAAAGACTCAGGAGGAGAGGCTGCAAGAATGGCAGAAATTGTTGGTAATACTTTACAAGGAGCTTTTCTTAAATTAAAATCTGCATTACAAGGTTTGTCTATTTCTATAATGAAAGATTTTGCTGCAGGCTTACAAAGAACAGGAGAAAGGCTTGCTACATTTGGTAACTTTTTATCCGATAATAGTGAAACAATTACAGGTCTTATAAAGGCAGTTACAACTTTAATTAGAGTAGTTGGTCTTTATAAAATAGGAGTTATAGCCGCTACAAAAGCAACAAGAGCCTTAAGAATTTCTAAAGTTCTTTTACATAAAACAAATAAAATACTTGCTGTTTCTACATTTACATTGTCAGGCGCTATTAAAGCCCTCACCCTTAGCGTTAAAGGTTTATTAGGCTCTACAGGAATAGGATTGCTTTTAGCTTTTGCTCCTGAAATATTAAACTTTTTTGGACTATGGAATACTAAATCAGAAGACGTAGCTGAAGCCACAAAAGATATAGCAGACGAAAAATCAAGATTAATAGGGCTGTTACAACAAGAAATAGCTAATACTAAAGTGGTTTCTGATTTTAATATTAAAACATATAAAAAAGAAATTGTAGCATTAGAGGCTAAAATTGCAAGACATCAAGCTGAAATGGACGCACAAGGTGAATTTGATATAGATAGGTCTCGTTATCATAAAAACGAAATGGCAAGGGCGCAAGAAACAATAAATACTTTAAACAGTATGATTGGTTTAGAAGAAAAATATCAAGGCAAAAGAAAAAAACAAGAAGATGAGGAAATAGCACAAGCAAATGATTTATTAAACATACAAAAAAAATTATTAGAAGAAGCTCAAAACAAACCTGCGGTTACTGAAGCAGCTATGGCTGCAAAAAACGCAGAAATACAACAAATACAAGAAGAGATAACAAGGCTTGGGAATTTAGGCAAAACAAAAAAAGAAGTTTTTGATTTAGATAGAGAATTGTTAGCTTTTAGAGTTGGTCAAATGGCAGCAGGACTAACAACAGAATTAGAAAATGCAGAAATAAGACGTCAAGTAATACAACAAGAAATTAAAGATTTAAAAGATTTAATTAAAACAAATGGTACTTTAGCAAAAGATAAAGAGGAAAACTTAAAAAAGCTTAACGACTTAGAGAAAAAATTAAATAAAGATAATCAAAAAGACAAAGATGAAGCATTTAAAGCAGATGTAAAAAGAGCAATTTTATCAGGACAAACAGCAGAAGAAGCTATGAAGTCTGTAGTAAGGGCGCAAATTATGGAAGCTGTTGCAGGATTTATAGCTTCTATATTTAAAAATGTACCTTTTCCTCTTAATTTAGTTTTGGCTGCAGGAGCTTCTGCAGCAGTTGGCAAGCTCATTGATAACCAATTAAATAGATTTGAAAAAGGAGGCGTAGTAGAGGCTTATGCAAATGGCGGTATGGTACAAGGCAAGTCACACGCACAAGGAGGAGAAAAGTTTGCAGTAGGTGGTAGGGTGGTTGAGTTAGAAGGAGGTGAGGCTGTAATAAACAAGCGTAGTACGTCAATGTTTAAAGGACAGCTATCGGCTATGAACGCAGCAGGTGGTGGCGTCAAATTTGCAGATGGTGGTTTAATGAATATGCCTTCTTTTGCTAGCTCACAATTTAATGCAATAGGTCAACAAAATATGATGGGCGCAATGAATCAAAGTAGTAGGGTAGTAGTGGTTGAGGCTGATATAACAAATAGCCAAAATACTGTAGGTTTAATAGAGGCGGAAGCCACATTTTAAAATATAAACATATGATTGTTAGTAAAAAAGTAAAGCAAGATAGATTAGATACCTGTAAAAAGTGCGATTTTTATAGAAACTTCTTAATGTTAAGATATCCTAAGTGGGATAAAGGAGCAAGATGTGCTAAATGCACCTGCTTTTTAGATGCAAAAGCATCACTAACCAAAGAGTACGCAGGCAAATGTCCTCTTGGTAAGTGGGAAGAATAATTAAATGCAACATATTATGACTATTGAAACTATTGCAAATAAAATAGAACAAGAAAGGAAAGAAGAAATTATTATTGCTGTAAAACAAAACAACGAGTCTATAGAAAAACAAGGTAAATACCATTCTAGGGGCCTGCAACTTCTTTTTAAAGAGTGGCACAGACACTTTCCTCACATTAAACAACAATTAGGTTGCAGAGGTTGTAGAGAGGCTGTAACTAAGTTTTGGAATAATGTAAATAAAATTTGGGAATCTAATAATTAATATGGCATCAAGACAAAATAAAGTTGATGTAATATATGATTATATAGATATAGCTGAAAAAGAAATTATTAAAAGATGGCACGACCCTACAACAAAAGACATATTAAGGCACTTAATAGAAAGAGGTATAGTTGAGCCTAAGAGGTTAAGAAACTATATGATTATATATGACTTTGATTGTATGTTAAGAACTAATGAAGGCAACAGAACTTATACTTTTATGGACTTATCTATTAAATATAATATTTCTGAAAGGCAAGCACAAAGTATAGTTTACAAAGAAAGGAGAAAGCAATCTCCATCTGAAAATATTACATACTAAATTTTTTTCCTAAAACTGCGCAACTTTTTGAAAACTAAAAAATAGTTTTGCGTCTATGAATAAAAATTGGTATAACATTAAAGCAGAAGCGTCTAGCAAGTCTGCAGACGTTTACATTTTTGATGAAATAGGTACTTTTGGCTTAACAGCCCAAAGTTTCATTGAAGAAATTAAATCATACAAAGATACTCCAATGAGCTTACATATTAATTGTGTAGGTGGTGATGTGTTTGAAGGTATGGCAATCTACAATGTTCTTAAAAAAAGAACAGCAAGAACAACAGTATATATAGAAGGAATAGCTGCAAGTATGGGTAGTGTAATTGCATTAGCAGGTGATGAGGTCGTTATGGCTGAAAATTCACTATTTATGATACACAATGCTTGGGGTGGAGCTATGGGTGAGGCAACTGAGATAAGAAAGACTGCTGCATTATTAGATAAAATAAGCGGTGAAATTGCTGACATCTATACTAAAAAAACTAATCTACCTTATAACAGGGTAAAAGAAATGATGGACGAGGAAACTTGGTTAAGTGCTGATGAGGCTTTTAATTTGGGATTCATTGACTCTATCTCTGACGCTATTAAAGTAGCGGCTAAATATGACGTTTCTAAGTTTAAAAATATAACAGACAAGGAAATTCAAAATAAACTAAGTGTTAATTTAAAAAGTAAAAAAATGACCGAAGAATTGAAAAATTGGTTTAACGCTAAAGTTGAAGAAATTATTACTAAAGTAAAAGCTAGTAATGAGTCTGAAACTGAAGATGTTAAAGAGGTAGAGGTGATGATGGCTGATGAAAAAGAAGTTTCTGAAAAACTTACAGGATTTGAAGCTAGAGTTACTGAACTAGATAGTTTTGTTGCTGAATTAGTAGGAGAAAAAGAAACTCTTACTCAGGAAGTAGAAAGACTAAACGCTTTATTAAGTAAAGCAGATGCTAAAGGAACTGAGCTATCAACTGATGGTGACCCTGTAGTAATTGAAAACAAAGTGGAGGACAAAGAAAGCAAGTTCTTCTCTGCATTAGCAGAAAAATTAAAATAAGTATAAATAAATAAATATAATAAAAATGGCAAATATAGGT